ATTTGTATTGCTCATATTTTAAATTGGCATAAATTTTGTCATGATTCACATCACGTCCATCGAAAAAATCCTGTCCTTCATTCCAATCATCATAGTTGTTGGCAGCCAGTCCAGGATTGTTGATGGTCACACTGTCACCCTGAGTCATTTGATCCACTTTGGCCAGATACAGTTCACCATCATCAGTGCGACGCAAGCCATAGAAATATCTATCCTTGTGAGTTTTGATGGTGTTTACTACGCTCTGTCCTATGTATTGCATATTATGAAATCTCCACGTAGCTCATCACCACATCCACTGCGGCTGCTGTGTTGCTCTCCACAAACAGATCATAGTTGGCAGGAATAATCAATTTTTCACCACTGGTCACCACACGCAAACTGCTGGCTGGTGCTATCTGTACATTTTTTAAAAAATACGCTTGAGCACTGGTATCATCCTGCACAAACACACTGGCAGTGATGATGCCTGCTGTGATATTGCTCAAACTCATGCCTATAACTGTGGTATTGATGCCCACAGGTGCTTCGTAAATTTTCACGGGACTGGTGCCCACTGCTGATTCTACCTTATTTTTAAACGCTGTTGCCATATTTTATTATCCCAATGTTAGTGCGTATTTAACCGCTAATTCCTCTGCTCCCAACACACTAACTCCCCCTCCAGCTCCTGCCACAGAAACCCAACTAGCGCCATCATAGATTTCCACTTGCAGATCCTGTATATTGTATCTGGTGATACCTATCACAGGCACTGAGGGTCTAGTGCTGGCATCTCCATAGGGTATTCTCACTCCACCTGCCTGACTCACATCCACATAACCGTCACCAGTGGTTTCAAACACAATGGGAGCATTGCTCACATAGTTGGTGATGGTGTTGCTTTGGAAGTTTAAATTTTCAATTCTTATGATGCCTGTGCCATTGCCATTCAATATTAAATCTTGATTCACTCCTGTGGTGGTGAGTGTGTTGCCTGATATGGTGATGCTGTCCACTTGTAATGTGTTCACATCAAATCTAGTGCTGTTGACATCTGCCACCAATGCACTATTGCTGTAAAATCTTATGGTATTATCATTGGCTCCTGGTGTTAGTTCAGGAGTGATGTAGGTGTTACGATCCAAATCATACACACCTTGCAACACAGTCCAACTGCCATCATAACCTTCAAATAGGTTTGAATCAGTGTTGTATCTGATCATGCCCACAGTGGGCGTGCCCGGTCTGGCAGCATTGCCTCCTGCTGGCAATCTCACACTGCCTGTTCCGGTGAACACAGTGACTCCTGTGGCTGGAGTGAAAGTCATATCACCCACAGTGTTGGTGATGGTGTTGTCATTGATTCTAAAGTTTTCTATTTCCACACTGCCTGTGCCTGCACCACTCAATTGTAGATTTGAATTGGTGGTTTGTGTGGTGATTAAATTATTTTCAATTCTGATATTGCCATCCACGTTGATGGTAGAACTGTACACAGTGTTCCAGTTTTTCACTGCACTGCCTATGTTGTAAAGATTTGTGGTCTGTGGAATAATATCGCTGGCCACTGCTGCCACAATGCTCAATGTGTCAGTGGTTTGATCACCAATGGTGATATTTCCACCAATGTTTACATTGCCAGTCACAGCTAAATTGCCTGTGATGCTGACGTTGTCCAATAGATTTATTTGTCCATTGTCAGCATCCAAATTCAATGCTCCTGATGTGCTTTCAATGGTGTTGCCGCTCAATCTCACATTGTCTTGTTGAATCAGTGTGCCGTCTATCACTGTGGTGTGTCCACCTGATATGAATGTCAATGCTGAGGCAGAAGACAGCACAGTGGATGCTGCTGTGAATGAAACTGCACCTGTGTCTTGATCCACACTGAACAGATCGCCCACTCTAAAATTACCTTCATGATCCACAGAGCTGTAGAATATTCTTGCATTGGATAATTCCACCACTTCATTGGCTTGTATCACAGTGGAAGCATCATTGTCCACTTCTTTGCCATTGCCGATGTAGGCAAAGTTGTGACCCACTAGATACATCAATACTCCTTCACCTGAACCATATGCTCCATAGTTGCCATACACTGATGCTGATGCTATGCTGCGCACTTCTGCACCAAAGTCTGTGTAGTCCACATTAACAAAACTGTTGGCAGTGGCTCCGCCTGAGAAACTGATGTATTGTGCTCCAGTCACGGTGTCAGTGATGGTGGTTGAACCATTGGTACCATTGAAATTCAATAATAATTTTGTGTTGGGTGTGTTGACCAATTCAGCCACGGGTGCTGTGAAGTTGCTGGTGTACAAGGCTGCTTTGGTGATTCTCAAATCATCCAAATAACCTGGCAGTGCATTGGCATACAGATAATCAGCGCCCACAATCACTGTGGATGTTACGCCGTAGTTGTTGGCATCTGTATAGGAACTGCCTTCCTGTGTGCCATTCACAAATAATTTGGTTGTGCCACTGCTTCTGCTCACAGCCACATGATACCAAGTGTTGATGGCAATGGTTGTGGTGCCTGTGATTCTGTTGGCAGCCGCTGCATAATATTTTATCACTCCGCCATCAATGTGTATCATTGGATTGTTGAGAGCAGATGCTGTTCTCTGTTCAATGATCACTTGATTGCCCACGCTGGTGCGTCTCAACCAGAACTCTATGGTGAAATTGCCTGATCCATAACCAAAGTCTGGATTGGTGGTGATGCTGAGATAATCACCAGTGCCATCCAACAGCAAACTGGCTGTGCCATATTTGAATTGAGCAGTGCTCAATTGAGCACCACCGTTGGCTGTGAATGTTTTGGGTAATCTGTCAGCAGCATTTTCAAATCCTGTGACCTTGCCTGTGAGATAAAATTTTGTGCTGTCCACTGTGGCAATGGTTCCGGTGCCCAACACTGTGCTGTTGTCCACATCATAATAAGTGATGGTTTGCCCTGCTATCACAGCAGGTCCTGACAATCCTGACACTTTTAACAGTGTGCGACCTGTGCCTTTGAGTCCTGACACACCGTCCACAGCATACAAACTACGATTGGCAAAATATGTGAATGAATTCAACCATTCCACTCTCACACCATTGGTCAAAGTTATGGCATCCACTCCTGGAGTTATAAATGTACAATTTTGAAACAGACAGCTGGCTTCATTGCTGCCTGCTGTGGCCACACTGCCATCCAAATATGCGCCTTTGCCGGCATCACCTGCATTAAAACCTCTGGGATCAGAGCCACTGGTCACAGATCCTTGTGTGATCACACTGATATTTTTAATATAAGGTGAGCGTGTGGTCACTGTGAATGGGCTGGCAAATTTAAAAGCATATCCTCTGTTGAGTCCAGCATTGTAACGGAAATTAGCAATTGTGAGATCTTCTATGGTGGTTTCACCATTCAATATGAAAGCATTCTGATCAATGGTGCCACCAGTGGGTTGAATCAACACTGATCTCAAAGATTCTCCTTTGATGGTGACTCCCACAGGCACAGTGATAGGAAATACTTCTGTGTAAGTGCCTGGATAGATGTGTATCATATCACCTGCTGTGGCCAATGTGATAGCTTGTTGTATGGTTAATACTGGATCGTTTTGATGCAATCCTGCATTGGCATTGTCACCGTTGGTGGCCACATATATGATGTTGCCTGGCACAGAGGTTAGATCCAATCCGCCCACTGTGATGTTGCCTGCCACAGTGATGTTGTCCACTGTGAGGTCTTGTGTGAAAAATTCATTCCATCTTTTGGCTGAAGTGCCCAAATCATAGGTATCAGTCACGTTGGGAATCATATCGCTGGCTATGTCAGCATTGATGGTCAAACTATCAGTGTTTTGATCTCCAATGGTTATGTTACCATCTGCTGTGATGCTGCCAGTGGCGTGTATGTTGCCTGTGACTTCCACATCGCTAAAAATTTCAACTATGCCTGTGCCATTAGGGCGCAATTCAAGGTTCATATTGCTGGTGGTCACTTCAATAGAGTTAGAAGATATTTGTAAATCATCCACCAGTATGGCATTGTTGTATAAAATCTTGTCGGGTGATGCCAAATTTAAAATGGGTGCAGAAGTGGTGATGCTGGACCCAGACAAAGTGAGATTGTTCACAGTGCTCACACCGGGCACTTCTAAATTGGTGGTTCTGATGGTTCCTACAACGTCTAAAGGATACTGAGGACTGGCAGTTTTTACACCGATCCTGGAGTTTATTATATCAATATACAACAGATCAGTCTCAAAGGCAATGTTTTGTTCCGCCACTGGTAGTGTGGAACGGATCAAGTTATCCTTCAAGAGCTGACCGGAAATTCGACCAACGGCCATGCTATTCTCCTTTAAACGGGCATCCTTGTGCCACCAACCCGATTTTCACTCTTTATTGGGCAAAGATTCTTCGCCGGTTGACCACGGTTTGTCCTGCACAATCTTGGTCAGATTGCAGCATTAAGTGTATTTATTGATTTTGGTGCTTTTAGTTCTGTTAAGCTAGAATTAATTCGTAGATCACGTTGATTTCTTCCACTTGACTCTGAGGCACTATGGTGCCGCTGACTCCTGCTGCATTGCCCCACACAGTGCCGTCATACACCTGCAACAATTGTAGGGTGGTGTTCCAGTACAGTTCTCCTATCACGCCAGGATTTCTTTGTAGAGTGGAGCCATAAGGCAAACGCACTCCTGTGCCATTGGCACTCCAATGCACATATTGTTCTTTTTGCACGCCTGTCATTTGAAACTGTATGTCGCTGTTGGTGCCTGTGTTGCGTATGCTGCCGTTGTTGAACACATAATTGCTGGTGTCAAAACGCACCACTCCTGTGCCGTTGGCAGTCAATCTAGCCACTGTGCCTGGTGTGGCAGATCCCACTGTGACTGTGTTGTTGTCCAAGGCAAATTGTGATTGACTGTGAAAACGATTCACAATTAAATTGCCTGCAGTGTCCATTCTTCCAGTGTTGACTCCATTGGCATAGAAATAAAATTGATCGCTGTTGAGTTCAATTCTGGTGTCACCATCCAAGTCTTTCACACCGCCCAACAACACCACATTTGTGTTGTAACCTTCAAACTGTCCTGACACTGTGTTGTAGCGCAGATCAGCAGTCACAGCAGGTCTTTGGGCTGCATTACCTGTGGGCAACTGTATGGCTTTGCCGGTGAAATTGCTGGTTCTAGTGCTGTTGGCAATGTTGATGTTGCCTGCAGTGCTGTCCACAATGCTTTTAAATCTTAAATTATCCACCACCACACGACCAGTGCCATTGGCTTGCACTATTAGATCCAAATTGCTTTGATTCACAGCAATATAATTGTCAGTGATAGTGATGTCGCCCACGTTGAATTGTCTGGTGTACACATTGTCCCAATTCTTGCTCACACTGCCCAAATTATAAATGTTGTCAGTGGCTGGTATGATATCACTGGTGAATTCCATTTCAAAATCAATGGTATCAGTGACTTGATTACCTAGATTGATCAGACTGCCACCCACAGTTAAATCTCCTGTGACACTGAGATCCACACTGATGTTGGTGTTGGTTAAAAAATTAATGGTACCACTGGCTGATGCAATGTCCACTTGATTGATATCACTTTTGATGGTGTTGCCAGACACTGTGAAATTGGGCAGTATGATTCGCTCACCATCTATGTAGGTTTGTGAGCCTGGTACACCCACAGTGAGACTGGATCCTGTGAATGCCACAGGCACAAGATTGTTGAGATTTATAAATCCTGTGCTGAAATCCACAGAAAATGTGTCACCCACTCTAAAATTTCCATCGTGATCTTGGCTTTGATAGTAGATTCTTCCTGAATTAAGTTCCACAGTTTCCAGTGATTGCACAGCTAAACTTCTGTCATTGGTCACGTCTTTGCCCGCACCCACATAGGCCATATTGTGATTGATCAAATACATCAGTGTTTCATCACCGTCTGCTTCAGCACCTTTGTTGCCATACACTGATGCACTGGCAATGGCTCGCACTTCAGCACCAAACACAGTGCCTAGACTGGCAAATCCTGCAGCTCCATTGATGGCATACAGACTGCGATTGGCAAAATATGTGAAACAATCTATGAATTCTACTCGCACACCATTTTTCATTGTGATTGCGTCCACTCCAGGTGTGATGAAAGTCACTGCATTGAACAACATGCTGGCTTGATTGCTGGCTGAGTTGGCCACGCTGCCGTCCACCAAAGCACCTTTACCAGCATCACCTGCATTGAATCCTCTGGGATCGCTGCCAGAAGTAATGGATCCTTGTGTGATCACGCTCACGTTTTGCACATAGGGTGATTTGGCAGTGATGTTGATATTGTTCACAAATCTAAAACCATATCCCGTGTCATTGAGATTGTCGTAATAAAAATTTGCCACAGTGATGTCTGTGATCATGCAACCATTGTTGAGTAAAAAAGCATCTTCACTCTGTGTGCTGGTGGTAGGTTGTATTTTCACTGCTCGCAAACTGCTGCCTCGGATGGTGGTATTGGCAGGCAGCGTCAATGGAAAATCTTCTGTGTATGTGCCTGGCAGTATATGAATTAAATTGTTGCCACCAGCTGCTGTGGCTTCCAACAGAGCTTTTTCCACAGTGGCAAAAGCAAATGACACAGTTTGTCCTGGATTGGTGTCTAATCCAAGACTGCTCACATAGTAGGTGTTGTCTATGGGTAAATTAACTGTGATACCACCAATGCTGACCAAACTGCTCACAGCAATGTTGCCAGCCACGTTTCCCGCAGCAGCAAATGTGTCTCCCCACTGTCTACTGGATGAAGAACCCACATTGTATGTGGTGTTTAAATCTGGAATGATATCAGAACTTATGTCAGCACCAATGGTCAGTGAATCTGTGCTGTCATCACCTATCACTATGTTGCCATCTGCCACAATGTTGCCAGTGGCATTGATGCTGCCGTACACTTCTAAATTGCTGGGTATGTCCACATAACCTGCTGCGTTGGCTTCAAGTTGTAGATCTGTGTTTGTGGTATAAGTGCCCAATATGTTGTTGTTGAAATACAAATCTCCCACACGCAATTGAGGAGTTTGTATGCTGCTGCCTGCAGTGATAGATATGGGACCTGTGAGTGCAGATATGCTGGCATTTTCAAACAGCATGTTGCCAAATGTGGCACTGTTGGTGGCTATGATGCTGGCAGTGTTGCGAGTCGTGCCATTCACTTGCAGTGTTCTGGTGGGTGAATCTGTGTTGATACCTATTTTGTTGCCACTGTGATTGATGTACAGCAAATCAGTTTCAAATGCTAGATCATCTGTGCGCTGTAGATTGCTGCGTAAGAGTGGTCCTGAAATACGTCCTACTGACATGTGATTTCCCTGTTGTGTATTGTATTTATTTTAGGCAGTGACAAATATTATTTGTCGAAATTGTGCAGTATGGTCACAGGTTTGCTGGCAGGCACTGGTGTGCCGAAATACACATAAAGGTTATTACCCAGTGTGGCCACTTGCATGTATCCTGCAGCCAATGTCAATGCAAACACTGCACCGCCGTAGCTGGCACTGATGGTCAAATGTGTGCCATCCAGTATTTGTTTGATAAAATAAGTGGTTCCATCCACTAGATTGCCGAAGTTGGTGCCAGTGAAACTGATTTCTTGACCCACTGCCATACCAGCAGTGCTGATCAATGTGATAGCATTGCCCACTGAAGTGATAGTACCAGCCACTGTCTGTGCGCCTGTGGTGGCATTGGTATAGCTGACTGAATTCACAGTGCAAGCGGTAACTGTTTGTACACCATTGTAACCCCCTGGTGTAACTCCTGCCACTGTGATGGATTGACCCACGTAGAACGGAGCCAATGTTTGTGTGGCAAAAGACAGTGTGGCTGTGATACCATTGCCTGTGGCTGCTGTGGTGGTCAAAGTTTGTGGAGCAAAAGTCAATGATGCAATCGAACTGCCTGATGGTTGTCTTCCATAGCCCACTCCTGCACACCAATTGCCTGGAGTGCTGGCATCTGCTAGATTAAATGTTGAACCTCCTGCAGTGGCACTGATGGTGATCTGATTGGCACCCGAATTAATAGTTTTAACGAAATACACAGTGCCCTCCACAATGTTGCCTGTGGTGGTGTCAAACACAATCATGTTGTCCACTTCTAATCCTGCGGTGCTGTTGAGCACAATCACATCTGCGGTGCTATCCAATGTTTGTGAAAAAGTTCCAGTTTCCACAGACTGATTCACCAAACCTTCAATGGTTTCCACTGTGCCATACCCTGGATCGTTTTCGTTGATGAATGTTTCGTTGATTTCTAAAAATGTTGAACTCACAGATGCTACTGTGTAGTATCCGTTGTTGTTGGTGCTGCCTGACACAAAAATAGTTTGTCCCACATAAAAACCTGCGTCGGCAAAATCTACCACTGCTGCATTGTTGCTGAACGCTGCTGATGTGCCTGGAGCAAATGCTCCTGCGCCGGTTTTGCCAGATGTGCTGATGTCAGCAAAAAAAGATATTTGATTGCTGCTGTAGTAGCAAGGATTTTGTATGAATATGTAGTTGGTGGTGGGAATCTGCAGCACGTTTTCCACCATGCACAATACCTGTGCTGGTGCACTGGGCACTGGAGTCACAGCATCATTGGCATCCAATGGTCCAAATAAACTTTCCACGTTGTCACCATTGCCTAAATTTTGAGCATGTATTAGTTTAGGTTCATCAGTTCTAAATTTTTTCCAACCAGGAGTTCCAAATGCAGGATTGGCCTCATAGGCTTCAAAGTTTTGTGTGCTGGTGTTGTAGCGTATCATGCCTTCCACTGCTGTGGGTCTGTTGCCTGTGGTACCTTTGGGCAACAATAAAGCGCTGGTGCTTTCTATGGTGGCCAATTCAACAGCATCGTAGATGATGCCTCGGCCGTTTAATATGCTGGTATTAGTGTTTTGTCTTTTTAAATATCTCATTACACCACAATGTAACTCACTGTCACCAGTAAGTCACCATTGGTGCCACCGATTTGTTGAAATGACAATTTGTCACCCGCCTCCAATATTAATTTTTCGCTGTCCATGATAAAAGTATCGCCTGCATCAATGTTGGCTGTGTTGACAATTTTATTTTTGATGTCGCTCACTGCATCACCATTCAACACTGCATACAGTGAAAAAGTAGCAGCTGATACACCTTTGTTGCACACCATTATGGTGGTAAATGCCCAACTTTGACCTGCAGTCACTGTGAATTCTATTGGTGATCCTGTGCTTAATTGTGCGTTGTTTATAGCCATAAGTTCCTAAAATATCATACTGAACAGCAGAGATCTATTTTTACTGATTATTTCGTCTCTGATGTTGCTTGTATTTACATAAAATAAACCAGTTTTGCCCGAGCCTTGAGTGTTGGCATACAATTTTAAACCAATTCCGTCATGGGCTGGATTGGCGCCAGTGGCTTTGATCATTAATGTGTCATCTATTCTCACTGATCTCACTCCTTGTGCTTGCAATATCAAATCTTGTGTGGTGCCTGGTGCTGAAATGGTGCTTTCTTCAATTCTAATTTCTGATAGGTTGATTTGATCCTGTAAAAAATCCACTTGATTGCTTAAAAAAGTATTTTTTAAAGTGCCATCAATCTCTATGGTGGCTTTGTTGTCTGCATCTCCTTGCAAGTTTATTGTGCCTGCCACTGTCTGTGCACCTGTGGTGGCATTGGTATAGCTGACTGAACTCACTGACGCATTGGTGACCACATAAGTGCCGTTGTAGCCCACAGGAGTTACTCCTGCTACCACAATGGTTTCACCTATGTTGAAAGGTATGGTGGGTTGAGCAGTGAAAGTTAAAGTGGCTGTGACACTTGTGCCTGAAGCACCTGTGGTATTGGCAGTGACTCCTGGTGCAGTGTCATACACTCGCACAATGGTATTGCCTCGTTGAATTTTTGGATATGTTAAACCGGTGATGGAAGCCACCACAAAATCATCCACATATTTTTTGTTTGGAATATCATTGGAAGCTGTGACAAATGTTTCATAGTTTACTTTGTAGGCTGTGATTGCACCTGCTCCGCCTGGTTGAAGATATATGGCCCCACCTGAAGATATGCTGTTGGTTCTCAATCCTATGGGATCACCGTTGCTGTAAGTTAATTTGAATACTCCTTGTCCAGGAGTGGCTGATGCTGGATCAAAATACAATCCATCAGTTTCATCAAACAAAAATTGTGCATCAACTGTTGATCCTCTGTCAACAATCAATCCTGCTGTGCCCAGCGTGACTCCTGCTCCACCTTCACCATTGTTGATGGTAATAGTGTTGTCTCTCACAACTAAATTTTCAGATTCAACTGTGGTGTTGTCACCTTCTACAATTAAATTACCTGTGACACGCACTGTGCCCACTTGTGAGCCTGTGTCCAATGTGATCTCACCACCCGACTGGACTTTTATATTGTAGTCTCCGTCCAATACTCTTAAAAATTTTGACATCTGTTCTCTTTTGTTGGGGGGATTGCTCCCCCCGATTGTATTATATTGCTGTTAAGTGTATTCTACCGTGTTCGCCACCAGTTGAATCATCTATTAAGAACCATTTGTATCTAGTTCCTGAATAACTGTTTGCTGTACGTTTGTTCAATTTTCTCAGTACTACTGGTTGAGTTTGATCTCCTCCTAAATAGCCTGTCAATCTCATCTCACCTGATGCTGCTGGTGTGCCTGACACTAATTTAGCTTTGATTATTGAACCGGTTCCTACAGATACATCTTGTACTTTGTATCTTCTAGCACCTACTTGTTTTACGATAAACACATCTGATTGATTTGATCCACCGATATAAGCTTCACATCTGATACCTTCAGCTGCGCCTACGTATGTGCCAAACACTTCTGTGCCTAGTCTATCTCTTCTGACTGGTCTTCCCATTTGTTTCTCCTATGTAACGTTCTATGTTATACGCGGTGGGTTAAACCGCATAAACTTCAAAACTATTTTTGAAGTACAGTTATTTATCTTTTGGAGAGTGTGGCTAATAGCTCTAGTTTTGAGAAAGTTTTGAGGTGATTTTGTGCTTGCAACAGGGTGATTCTGGCCTGTTCACGATAGTGTTCACGACGTGTTTGGCGATACTGCACCAACAAATCTGCACGCTGATTCATCAGTTTGTCTATGGTGTGCTTGATGCGACGCAAGTCATGTGCAAACATGGGATGATGTCGAATCCATGCATCCAACTGTTTGCGTTGGGCTAGGTATGATTGCATCAATTCTTTTTCAGTTTGCTCTGCCATGCAATTATTTAAGTGTTTTCTGCAGCAATCTTGCACCATATGATATCATAAATGCAGCACCTGCACGCTGGAACACAGCATGGGTTTCCTGCAGCATGAGATCCATTTGGCTGTGACCTTGTATGCTCTGCCATTCACCGCTGGTTTGATACACACCCACAGGTTTTTGTGTGGCTTCACGAATGGGTTGAATCAGATCAATGCTGCTCATGCCTGGTTTGACCATGAGATAATCTGCACCTTGTGCAGCATAATGTATGGAACTTTTGATGGCAGCAACTCGATCCCGCACATTGAGTTGATACCAACGAGCTGAATTGGGCACGCTGTCCACCACCTGTCTAAAAGCAGCATACTGCACACTGCGAAACTTGGTGGAATAACTGATGATGGGTTTGTTGGTCAATGCTCTGATGGTGGCCACTGTGAAAGGTTGCATGTCGCTGGGAGCCACACTGTCTGCACCTGCGTCCACACAGGTTTGAGCCAATGTGCCCAACTGTTGCTGAGTTTTGATAGGATCATCTGGCACACAGCAGTGACCATCTTCACGCACTCCACACAAACACACATCCACTGCGAGATGAATGCGTTCAGCAAAACGCTGTTTGATGGTGTCAACAATTTTGTGATGCATGTGCCAATCACAATCATTTTGTTTGTGTGTTGTGGTCACAAACAGTAAGAAATCTTTTTGACCCATGTCCAAATCCTGTTCTATTCTGCTGATGATGGCACTCACACTGTGATTGGCATTGTCTTGACCCAGCACTGTGGTTTGAGTCACATCTGTGTCATTCACAAATATGGGCTGTATCAGTCTGATGCTTTGTGCATTAACAGTTTGGCTCATAATATTTTGGTAAGTGTATTGTATAGGATATTTTGGTCTGCGTCAACGATGTGGCAGTCAAAAAAAATGAGGGGTTTTGACACCCCCCATTTTTAATATTGTTACTGATCGATCTATTAAGAGAACGATAAGTTAGCAGTTGTAATTGCCACTTTAGCCAAGTAGTCAGCTGCGTTACCTAAAGATGACGCAGTGTTTGACAATTCTACGTAACCGTATCTTGTTAAGAAAGAAACAGTTGGTTCGAATGTGCTTGGGTTAAGAACAACGCCAGATGACATCAACGGAATGTATGGGCAGTAGAATGCAGGAGCATCAGCTTCTGATGAACCTTTGTATCCTACTATAACATCGTCTGAAGATGCATAGGTGTTAACGTATACTTTCATAGCTGAGTTCAAAGTTCCCACTAATTTGTTATTAGTTGGTGCTTCGAATGTGCCTTCAGTTGATCTTGCGAACGCTGAAGTTGTAGCTGATTGAAGGATAGTTAAAGCAGTTGGAGATACTACAGCGTAGTTTCCAGCGCCTCTTCTTGTTCTTTGTGCAATCGCGTTTGCTGCTCTGTTGATCAAGATAGCAAGAGCTGCGTGTTCGTCACCGACGAAAGTTGCAGTTCCAGAAACCGCTTGTTGGTCATAAGTTGAGAAAGCTGTTCCAGCTAACGTGCTTAATGAACCAATGATTTCCTGGTCAATCTCTGCAGTAATCTCTTGAGCTAATGCTGCCATGATTTCTGCTTCGATGTCGATACCTTGTTGAGCTTGAGCATCTTGAGCTGCTTCGAAGGTCCAGTTAGCAGATAATTTTCTGCTCTTTGCTTCTACAGTTTGCTTCAAGATTTGGATTGATAGTTTTTTACCACCTGAACCTTCTAAAGCTGATGTAGCACCTGCTTTAGTAGATGAGTTGTCGCCAGAATATGCTTCTGCGATTTTGAACGGTGATAAAGCTTCTTCACCAGCAGTAGTTGTAGTTGTACCGCTTGATGCTTCAGCATATCTTACTCTTAACGTGTGGATTTGTCCCACTGGGCCAGTCATTGGCTGCACGCCTACTAATTCGTTGGCGATAACAGTTGGCATAACCCGTCTTATTACTGGTAGAATTACTCTGTTTAGAGTAGCAACGTTACCTGCAGAAGTAGCTCCAGTTGATGCTGATTCATTGATATACTTTCTAGTATTTTCAAGAGTCACATCCATAACAGATTTTCTGTTACCTTTTAGCCCTTCTAACAATGCTGCTTTTGTTTCTGACCAGCGTGCTTCTGTTAGTTCTGACATTTTATTTGTCTCCTATTTGTTTTTGTTTATAAACCGGCAAGTCTTCTGATAGCAAATATATTGCTGTCAAACACCTGTCTAACGTTAGTTTGTGTTTTGTCGCCTGTTATTTCTGTGCCTTCTTTTAAAGCCTGTTTCTTCGCTGGTGCAGCACCGCCATTAATTACTGATGGCATGTACTTGTCAAAAGCCGATCTTAATTTTGCTGTTTGAACTGATTCCAGTAAGTTTTTCATTATTTCTTTTTGCTCAGTGTTAAGAGGAGCTGTAAGCTCACCAATAACTGCTGATCTCTCTGCTGCATCTTTCGCTGATTTGATCTCGGCATCTTTGGCTTCAATCAATTTAGCGTTCTCTTGTGCAGCTTTTTTCGCATCTTCTATTTGTTGGTCTTTAATCTTGACCACTTTTAGAAGTTTAGATGTTTCAGATTTTTCATTCAAGTAGCTCGAAGCATACTCTTCTGAAAATGTCTCAAACAATCTGCGTCCAAAGTCATTTTTACGAGCAGAATCAATGTCTTCTTTTAGTTGGCCAATTTCTTTGGTAAGAACTTTGCTAACTGTATCAGATACCACTTTAGAACTCTTTTCAATAAAGCTCTTACGAACTTTAGCAAAATGCTCTTTGGCTTCTCTGATCAGACGTACTTTGGTTTCTGCTAGGTCTTGTTTATCTTGATGAAACTCTGCTATTTCTTTCGATAGAGCCTCTACCACAAACTCTTCAAGTCTGCTGAAATTTTCAGACACAACTTTTTGATCTGCGTGTAGTTCTTGAATTTCCGCTGCAAGTCTTTCAAACACAAAATTTTTCAATGACTCTGAATGTTGTTTCATATTCACTGCGTATTGTGCTGTCTGATCTGCCAATTGTTTGCGATCATCTGCAAACTCAGCAATCTCAGTTGCCAATTTTTCTGTAACAAGTTTGTCCACAGCGTCAATCATTTGCTGTTTGTCTTGTGCATATTTCTTGGCGAACTCTTCGCGTAGTTCTGCTGTGGCTGCCACTTTGTTTTCTTCCACTTTGGCTGCCCAAGCTGTTTCTATTTCGGCTCTGATCTCTTTGGAAACAACGTTGTTTTCAAAAAGCGATTTCAGTGCATCTAACATTATGTTTTCTCCTAATTAGTTTAACGGAGTTTACTGATGATATTCACCAGTTGTTCCTTTAAGTATTCTTGTGCCTGTGTGTCCCTTGCGATGTTTAAAGCTCTATAACCACCTTTTGTGTTCAAAAGATGTTCATAAATTGGTGTAGGATAGGCTCCCGGAGCTGACGGTTGAGCCACTATATCCACAGTGATGATTTCAAAATCACTCACTTGTCCAGACCCGTCTTCTTTGACGTTGCCTGATCCACGCGATGAAACTCCCAGTTTAACTCCGCTTTCCAGCATAGTTTTAACCAAGAGTCCCATAGGCGTAGGTAATATTTTTAGTTTGCCATGACCATTTGGGCCATCCATCCACATGCTTGATAACATGTGACTCACACGGTCCAAATTGATATTAAGTCCTTCTGGATGATCCACTTCGCCCAACACTGAATAACCACCTTTGATCTGATCGTTGAGTGTGTTGACAGCCCTACTGATTTCACTAACAGGATACACTCTTTGATTGGCGTTTTTGACGCCTCCTTGAATGCAGATACCTTTCATGTAAAGGCTCTTGCCCCCGTTTTTGTCTTCTGTAGACTCCACGACCAAACCTGCTTGGTCGAATGTCAATGTTTCGCGTAATGTAAACATCTTATATTTTATAAGTCCTTAACTTTACTTCTTGTTAGCCAATATACTTTTTGTATTGTCTGACTTGTCAGCAGTTTCTGGTCCTTTGGCTTTTGCCAACTTGATAGATGCGCCTGGCGTATTAATGTTGCCTGCGTCATTCAACTCCGCTTTTGGAGCTGGTCTACCTTTTTCTTCTGAACCAACGAAATCAACTGCGTTGCCGCCCATTGCTTTCGCTTGCTTAGGAGTTGGAGATTTTGCGTTGTCCGAACCGTCAGTGTGTTTCACTGCCACTTTGTCCACGTATTCTCTCATTCTTTCTCTGTCGCTAAGTTCTTCAGATTTAATTGCTGTTGCTATTGGTGCTGTAGTTGCTACTACTTCAGGTGTAACTTCTTCAGCTGGAACTTGAACTTCTGTTGCTGTGGCTTCATCTTTGTCGCCTTTGTCTTCAGCATCTTTGTCGCCATCGTTTGACATTAATTTTTCAAACTCAGCTTTTAGTTCTTCCACTGCATCTTCTAAATCAACAATTTTGTCTTCCATGTCTGCAGCCGCAGGTTTTTCGTCACCTTTGTCTTCAGCATCTTTGTCGTCTTCGATGTCAGCGATCATGTCGTCTGTGGCATCTCCGCCAACTTCAGCAGTCACTGGAGCCACTGCTACTGGAGCAACTTCTTGAGTTGTTTCAGCGGCAACTTCTTCAGTAGATTCTTTTTTCATTTCTTCTTTTTCTTTAGAATCTTCTTTGTCTGCTTTTTTCATTTCTTTGTCTTTTTTTGCTTCTTCTACAGGGGTTTCTTCAGTTGAAGTTTCTTCCACTGCGATATCAGCAAGGTCGGTCTCTAATAAATTTTCGTAGATCGAACGTGACTTCTCAACCACTATTTCGTGAAATAGGGCTTCAGCTCCGGTTCTGTCATCTGCGGTAAGTTTTTCAAGCATTTGCTCGAATTTATTGTTTGAGTTGTCTGACATTTGTATGTCTCCTTGACGGTTAGTTGTTTTGATAAGGCTGTCACCTTTATTTAACAAATTTAGTCAAAAGTGGGCAGATATAGGTCGATTTTGACTAATTTTGCACAGGTTTAGGCCTGCAAAATGCATTGCGGAAATCGCTCACGGTCATTTCGGAATAATTGTGGTGTCTTTGGAATTCTTCCGCTTGAAATCCTTTGCGATCATCCTGCACTACTCTTATATATTGTTTTTTGTGGTTTTTCTGTATTACAATGCCAGTTTGACGCAGCCAATTGCCGTGATACGTGGCAGGATCTGACAATTTGCGATAGTTTCGGGTGCCGCCATACATGTTGTTTAGTTTGCCTTCTTCATTGCCTATGTAGTCAAATCCCAGTATATAAAGTGTGGTGTGCTGATGTTCTGTGGCCAACCATAGTGCTGTGGGACCACTGCTCCACCCTTGACTGGGTTTAAAAAAGTTAAGACCTTTGTATTTTTCCATGTTTTTGTTGGGATTGGTCCACACAGGATACCTCAATTGCCAATTGTTTTCGCATATTTCTGTGACCATTTTGGCATCCACAGCCACCAAATAGTCTGGTGCATATTCTCTGTAGAGTGCATTGCACCCGTAAATTAGTCCCCATTCACGCAGATGTGTCAAGGGTATGTTTTTGCGACTGCTGCCATTGCCCAGCACAAACGCAATGTTGCCTTCCAATGGCAATCTTATGGGTTCGGGAGTGACCTGCGGCTCATCCTGAGGCACAATGGTAGTTGCAGTTGTACTTAAAATTTTACTTTTTTTACTCTTTTTGAAATCGGACACGGTTTGTACCTCCATTGGCGGTATGGGTAGCCCAGATTTCATTGCTCTATGCACAGATTTGTCATAATTGCGTTGTGCTTGCATGGCACGCCATTCTTCTTTGGTGTATAGGGATTTGTCTAATTTGGCCATTGTGCGGCTGCTTTATTTAGGCTGCGGGTTGACTGCTGGCAATGCTGTACATGTTTCTCACAAACTCTAGATCTTTTTGCTGTTCATTGTTGTGAAATTCACTGGCTTTGCGAGCACGATTGATCTGTTGCAAAGTTAAACGTGTTTTGCGTGTGTCAGTGACACCAATGATGGATTGATCATGCTGTGGATCATACATTTTGTGATCCGCAGTGTTCACATCATTTTTATCAAAATAGAAGATTTCACGCAATAGCATGAAATTATTTATGCTTATGTGGTGGGAGTTTCGCCTGGAGTGGCAGTGCCTGCAGCCGCAGGTTCTACTGGTTCAGTGGTCTCTGGTTCTTGAGCTGCAAGATCTTGTTGTATGTTGGCAGATGTGATGCCTGCACTTCTCATTTCAGCTGCTGATGTGGTGGGTTTTACTTTGAATTTTTCATCATTTTCTTCACGCCATAGTCTTTCATTTTCGGCCAATTCATCTGCACTCATGCCCAAGAATCTCATCAGTGCATATCTGTTGCTGATGTAGGGCAATGCTGCCACCTGACTGAATGTTTGTATTCTGTTGTTGTCCAATTCTGCTTGTCTGTATGAAGCAAAGTTTTGTGGAGTTTGAAACTTGATGTCAAACATGCCCAAATCAATGTTGACACCTTTTTCTAAAAGATATTTTTTAAAATCATTGTTGAACTCATCTGCCACTAAATTTTGCAGTCTTTCACAATAGTTGTTGAATCTCAACTCCTGTATGTAGGCAGTGCCCACTCTACCATCTGTGTATTGTGCATTGCTGTCATCTGGTCCTGTGGGCAGATAAGAACTGGGAATACGCAATCCACGCAACAGTTTGTTGGTAAAATATTTTAGATCATCAATCTCGCCCAAATTGGTACCGCCAGGCAGTGTTTCCACTTTAGATCCACGACCTTCTGCTGTTTGTGGAAA